TTTAAAGTAGATCCTTGGATGTGATCGGATGCTTCAGTTACTGAAAAATTTAAAAATTCTGAATTATTGTCTTTTTCTAAACTATCAATACCACTAAAACCACGAATACATCCTAAAAATGAATTGGAAGTTTTTGAGGTGTATGTAATAATTTCATCATCAATTTTAATAAGACCATAAGTATCTGGATAACCAATTGTATGTGATGCGGAAATTACATCATCAAATGATAAAATGTTAGAAAGTAAAACGGATGGAAGTTGAATATCAATAAGTGTTTCTTTATTAAAATTCTGTATACTCTTATATTTCTGTATATTTGTAGCCAAATCCACAACACCAGTTTGGTGCTCCTGGGAAATATAATACTGAGTTAAAAATTCTTGAAAAAGTGGAGATTCTTCATTCAAAAACTCGGGAATTTGTGAATCAAGAATGTGATTAATTTTTATTCTTTTAATTTCTGACATTTTATCTTGTATAATTTCCGTTGATGTAACTTGAAGTAGTTATGTATGAAGTAGCAGACGTATTTTCACCAGAGGTAATAATATCTTCTATAGTATTTACTATGGTATTTGAAGTGTCTATTTGTAAATATAACTCTTTTAATGCAATTACATCATTTGATTCTGGCATTGCCTGAATTTGAATAGTATTATTTGAGAGAGAAGTTGATATAATTTTTACTATATTTAATAAAATTTCTCCATCTGTGTAATTAACTGTACCCGCATTACTACTAACAATAACAGGAATATTATTTACGAGTTTGAAGAATAAAATTTTTCCTTTTGAACTATCTATAGGAGAATCTGTCAAGTATAATACATCAGATATTCCTTGAATATTGAACCCGGAAGATTTTATATTATAATTTCCTGATTTTTGGTGGAATTTATTCCCAAAACACAACTCATAAGTAGCAAATTTGTCAATTTGAGCTTGCAAATCTCTTCTCATCTTCACTTTTGTAATATTTGAAGTAATTGCTCTATTTGTATTATCAATTAATGCATTTATTTTACTATATTTGAATCTTCCGCCAAAACTATTCACGTCTGAAGATATAGAATATGATTTTATTGTATTAATGACTTGATTTTTTAATAAAATTACATCAGAAGTAAATGATGTATTATAATAAATTGTAGTATCTAGTTCAACATATAAGTATTTCAAATCTATAATTTCTGGTTTGATTCCAGCAATTGAATATTGCCTTAATTTCTTTAAAATATCATCTTTTATAATTTGAGATAAGTAATTTCCATTTCTTGGTTTGATGGATATGAATACTTTTCCGTATTGTGGAGGATTTAATTCATCTCCCCCATATGCACTTACTGAATCTACATTTGAGTAGATGTAAGGAATCAATCCTTTATAATCATTCGCAGTAACTGCTCTATATTGTGATGCATATACTCTTGGAGAAAGATATTTGACTGAATCTATGGTTTCAATATCATCACCATTTTGTGATGATAAAATAGTCGTCAGTAATGAAATACCACTTGTAATACTTACTGAATTATTGTCCTTTAAATTTCCAGAAAAAGTAAAGTTTGCAGATCCATCTGCTGATTTTCCATTTGTTACAATATATGAAACATTAATTACACTTCCATGGGTTGGTTTTTTCCCTAAAATGTTATCTCCAAATAAAATTTCATATTTTTCATCTTCAATTTCTTGAAGTAAAAATAATCTTGAGGTATTGTCAACGTTTAAAATATTTTCATATAATGTATATGTTTCTGTAGTAGAATTTGTAACACTTACACGAATTGTTGTAGTATCTACTCCAGAATTAGGTATGACAAATCTTTGATTTGATTGGCTATAATCAACTGTAAATGTTTTTGTTAAATATGACCCTTCATAAATGTCAATATTATCAAAAAATGCAATATTCGAACCATCTACTGCAGTTGTGATATTTGATGGTATTGAGAATATATAATTTCCACCTTGAACTGCACCCAATGCGATTACGCCAGCATTTAAAGTGATTGTTTTAGAATTAAAACCTGTGCTGTCTACAGAAAAACTAATTTTTGCTTTTGATGCTCTTTTTGAACGAGGAACATACCCAATATTTCGTGCATGAGAGATTACATTTTCTCTGAGTGTTGCACTATCAAGGAACGCCTCATTTGCCTGCATATTGGTGTTATATGCAGTAATATAACTATTATAAGCAAGAATATCAATCAGGACCGAAAAGTTGGATCCTTCAAAATCAAAATCAGTAAAATTAGAATTTGTCCTCAGATAATCTTTAATCTGAGTTCGTAGATCGCCAAAATCTAAGTTGGTAAACTGATTGAATGCCATTATACTCTAGTTGGTTGTAAGATGAATTCTATATTTTGAGTTGGAAATGGTAAACCAACAATATCATAAGAAATACTAATATTTAAATCATTAGAATCTTCTGGAGTATCAATCACAACACTTCTTAATCTAATTCTAGGCTCAAAGTTTTTGAGAAGTGTTGTGATCTCTTCTTGTAAAAATGAAGATATGCCAGATGATTGAAGTTCAAATAATGAATTATCTACAGAAGAACCCAATAAATCATTAAAAAATCTTTCATTGATACGAGTTCTAACCAAATTTATGACAGATCTTTTAATTGCATCCTCATTTTTGAGAATGGTTACATCATTTGTAACTGGATGTCTCGCAAAAGACAAACTGATATCTTTAAAACTGCGAGAAATTGTTACTGCCATTCAAATTTTTTGCACTTTTATATATCTATAATACTTTTTACCAACTTTTTCCGTAAGTAGGTTCAGTTCCATAAGACCAATCATCATAGTCTTCATCATTACGAATTTTTTCATGAAGATCAGTCTGTTTTTTAAAGTCATGTTTGGGTGCAACGTCATACATAAACTCTTGGATGACTCTTTTTGATGGATCTACTTGATAATCTGTAATCAATTTCGTGGTTCCCCACATTTTTCTCATATATTCTTGATCTCTATCTGTTTTTTGGTTTGACATTTTGTCTCCTGATTGAAAATCAGAACTTTTTTTGGGGTTTCTATCCCATATTTTATCTATATTATTTTATTTTTCAATCTTTTGGTTAAATTGCAAAATAAAAATCTCTCTTAAATGATAAATTTTTTAAATAAAGAAATCCCAGACATTACCCCAAAGGTAATAACTGGGATTTGAGGATTTAATCAAATCAACGACCTTGACCTCGGTATTTTTTGCTAGCACCATTACGACTTGATTTTGCGTACTTGGTGTTTTTGCCTTCTCCTTGGCGAGTATTTTTTGGATTACTTCCAATTTTCATCTCTTTTTTTGAAACAGCCATTTAATTCTCTCCTAATGTGTTTATAAAACGGTTTTTGTACGGGTTTTTGAGAAGTCTTATAATCTTTAAGATCTTCTGAGAACATTAAAAATGCCTCTACAAGACGTTTGAGATCTCACAGAGACATTTTATCATCATTCAGTTGAAAAAGTCAAGAAGCGCCTGAGAGAAGTACCTCAGATGATTCTAGTCTTTTCATGTCCAACACGAATCTTTGGATCGCACCAGATCTCAAATCCTGCTTCTTTTGCATCTAGACAGAATGAGACATCCTCGCCACACATGTCCTGAACCTCACCGGATTCAAAGACTTGCATTTTTGGTGCAAACCAAGGATACTCAAGAGATTCGAATACTCCATTCTTAATAAGTACCCACCCAAAACCTGTGTAATCAACTGTAAACATCTTGCGACGATTGCTCATCGTTTCTAAGGTTTCGTGATTCATCACTCCGCCATTACCTCTAAAATCGTCCTCATCCAACCAATGAGCGACTGAAGAGGTCATTCCATCTTCAGTGCAATACCATCCTGCTGCAATATCCTTGTCCATTGAAACAAGACGATAGAACTTTTCAGTATCAAATACAATATCACTATCAATCCAAAGTTGATAATCATATTTTAATTTTCCATCCCAGGGAACTTGCTTTGGACCTCTGAGAACATTTGCCCCAAGAACTTTACATCGGGCAAAATTTACCATTGAACTATAATCTTGTGAAATCTGAATACTTGCCCCAGATTGGACTAAATCAAAACATAATTGAACGAAGTTTTTTAGAAAAGTATATGATACTCCTCGTCCTGGAAGACAAAATACAATTGACTTTCCTTGTATTGTTTGTTTTGCTGATGCCAAATCAAAATCATCTCCATTATTTGAAGATTTTGGTGCTGCTGCTTTTACCGTAAAACCTTTTGCCATAAGTATAAAATTTTAAAATAGTACCTTTATTATTCTACCACCACAACTCATTTATTGCAATGTGGTTCTGCTTTATTTAGAGTAATTTTGATGTCTTTATCATTACCCCCAGAAGTCCATACAAGTCCTCTAATAAGTTTTAGATTTTCCTGTAAATCACTCTGAGATAATTGACTTA